TTGAAAGGCAAAGCCGACGGCTACGCCTTCACCCCTGAGCCCGGCGACAACAGCTCCGGCCACCGCATCCTGATCGACCGCCGCCTAGTCGGCCGCAAACGCCTCAGAGTCGAACTCCACGAATTCCTCCACGCCGCCTTCCCCGACATGGCCGAAGAAGTCATCGACCAAAGAAGCCGCGAACTCACCACGATCCTGACCACGCTTGGCTACCGGCTATGACATTCACCCCGCTCCTCATCTGCACCATCTGCTACGTCCTTACGGCGGTCGGCTTCTTCCGCGAAGGCCAAGTCGGCATGGGCATCGCCTTCACCGGCTACACTCTCGGCAACATCGGCTTCTTGTACATCACCATCTACGGCTCCCGGTAGGGTCGCCGCGGCGACCGCCCGCCTTTGCTGAAAACTGCCCACTGAAAACTGCTAACTGTGCCGCTTCGCGGCACAATTTGCAGTGCTTTGCAGTGCATTGCGGTGCTTTGTGACCGCACCCCTTTGCGCTTTGCTCTCCGGCGCCGTAATTCCCCACGCATGCGAACGGCATTCTGCATTGGCCACGCAAGCGGCGCGTCATCTACGGCGCACGCAATCAATGCTGCCGGGACTTGGACCCACTAACCATGGCAACAGACACCACAGACAAGGTGCAAACATCAGGTCCGGACGTCACCGACATCGACTTCGCAGACATCGCCGAACATCTCGGCGTCCAGTTCGCCAAGCCGACCACCGCGACAACCGAGCCAGACGCAGAAACCAGCGGAACCGAAGCAGCCGACGAAGAGCCAGACTCCGAGCCAGCCGCCGAAGAATCCGGGGACACCGAAGAAAAAACCGACGAGACCGACGCCGAGCCATCCGACGAGGAAGGCGAGGGGACCGACGAGGAAGCCAAGGCCGAAGAGCCCGAAGCTCCCACCAAGGTCCAGCAACGCATCGACAAGCTCACCGCCCAAAAGCGCGAAGCCCTCGAGCAGCTCGACGACCTCAAGGCCCAGCTCGAGGCCGCGAAAGCCGCCGCCGACGCCAAGCCACCGGTCATCATCCAAGACCCCGCCAATCCGCTCAGTTCTTTCACAGACGCAGCCGCCCTCGAGGCGGAGATTGCAAAGGCCCAAGCGGTCCTTGATTGGACCGACGACCACCGCGACGGCGGCACGGTAACGGTTGCCGGCGAGGAGAAGTATTACGACTCCGACGCCGTCAAACAAATCCGCGCCAACGCCCGAGCCCTGGTCAAAGCCGGCCCACGCCAGCAGGAATACATCCGCGTCCGCGAGCAAACGCTCCCGGAAGCCAAAGCGTTCTATCCCGAATTCTTCCAGAACGGGACCAGCGCCCATCAATTCCTCCAGGCCACGCTCAAGCAATATCCGACCATCGTCAGCTTCCCGAATTGGGAACTCATCGTAGGCGACGCGTTTGCGGGACAACAACTGCGCATGGCACGTGTCGAGCAGATGCAAAAGCGAGCATCCGCCGACAAGACCAAGAAAGCACCGGCGACGAAAGCGGCGGCCACCGACAAGGTGCCGAAAACCCCGACTCCGAGCGCCAGTCCCAAAGTATCTGCATCATCGAGCGCGGCCCTGCGGCAAAAGGCCGACACCGCGCTCAAGGCCCGAGGCGATCGCAACGCCCTCGAAGCATTCATGGAAAGCATCGTGTGATGCACTTCCAACCAAGATTCCAAACCAACATTTAGAAAACCAACTACAATGGCTGAACTTCTCATTACCAACCAGGTGGGTGCACGCGAGGATCTCGCGGACCTCATCGCGGTTGCCGACCAGAAGAGCACTCCGCTGCTCTCGATGGCGAAAAAATCCAAAGATCCAACGAACCCACTTTTCTCGTGGCTCGTCGACGCAATGAACGAGCCCGTCCTCACCGGCGTGCTCTCCAACCAGGACGCTACCACGTTCTCCAACCAGGCTGCCAACCGCGCCCGCCTCTACGGCCGCATCCAAAAGATGTGGCGTCTGCCCAAGGTCGACGACCTCGCCGAGTCCGTCTCGGATGTCGCCGGCATCGGCCGCAAACGGGAGATGGCAAGATCGGTGACACGCTCCCTCCAGGAGCTCGCCAGGGATCTTGAGTCCGTGTTCTGCTCCGACCAAGACAGCACCGAACAATCCGGCACCACCCCCTTCAAAACTAGGGGCCTGGGTAGCTGGATCAGCAACAGTGCGCAGAGTGATTCGGCGACCGCCGTTCCCGCTGCCTACCGCACCCCCGCTGCCTCCATCACCACGACCGCGACCAACAGCATCACGGATGGCACCATCCAGGCGCTGCTCCAGTCGTTGTATGAACAGTGCGGCAAAAACAAGAGCTACACGCTCTTGTGCGGACCCACGCTGAAACGCCGCTTCACCGGCTTCCAACAGGTCCAGTTCGGCAGCACCAACACCGGTGCCACCGTCCGCCTCTTCAACCAAGACGCCGCCGATCTTTCCTACACGGCAAAGATCGATCTGTTTTCTGGCGATTTTGGCGACTTGGCCCTCACACCGTCCCTATTTCTGGCTAAAGACCAAGTCACAGCTTCCCAGCTGCGTCGCGGTTACCTGCTCGACATGGACGGCGTCAGCATCCGCTACAACCGCCGTCCGCGCTACATGCCCTTGGACGACGCCGGTGGAGGCCCCCGTGGCATCGTGGACACGATCGCTGCGCTCCAAGTCGATAACCCCTTGGTTCACGGCAAGATCGCCAGCACCGCGGATTAATCGGAGGAAATCACTATTATGACAACCAACGCATTCCGCTCACTCCACGAGAGTCCTCGTGGCTTCAACTACCGCTTCGTCATCGATCACACCGATCTGACGACCTCGGCTGACAACACCGCGCAGGACATCACCTTGATTACCCTGCCGGCCAACAGCGTCGTGAAGTCCGCCGCCACCTACTTGAAGACCCCCTTCGAGCTGGTCGGCACCACGGCCTACAACAGCAACACCGTCATCGTTGGCGACGCCACCGACGACGACCGCTTCATCACGTCGCAGCAGATCAACGTGAACGGCACCGAAGTGTTGGCCAAGGCCCACGCCTCGACCACGCCTCACGCCTACGTTGCCGCGACCGCGGTGGTCGCCAAGTTCGCCTCCATGGCGAGCCACGACCTGCTCGAGCTCGACAAAGGGGAGATCCACATCTTCCTCGAAGTCGCCCAGCTCGACAGCCTCAGCTGATGAGGTAGCACGCACTTTGCTCCCCTGGGTTCATGTCGCCAACTCGGCAGCAACTCATGGTGGATTCAGGGAAAATTCCCAGGGGAGCAAAAGCGTGAAACTTCAAAAAACCAAGGCTGAAGGCTGAGACCTGAGGCCTGAGTAAAGGGTAGGGCGGGGCCTCCGGACCCGCCGTGACCCCGTCACTCAAGTTTCAAACTCAAGTTTCATCCCTCTCCTCATGCTCGACCTCGACACCGAACTAGGCTCCCTCGTCAAAGAGGAACTCCAGCGCGGCTTCTACGCCCAAGCCGTCAACGCCAAGGCGAGGCAGCTACGCATCGCCCAAGCCAACGCCCGCCTCGAGCACGCCCACATCGAAGGAGTAGGCCAGCACGTAGCGTCCATCGACGCCTTCGCCTTCATCGACTGGGAACGCCGCAACCCCGGAATCACAAGAGACAAAGACTGGCTCAAATCATTGCTCCGCGACAACCCCGAATGCCGCGTCGAATCCACCAGCGCCAAAACCCAAGTCAGCTTCGCCGGCCTCAGCGCCCCCGGCACAGACCAAGAGCCCCCGGTAGGGACGGCTGGCCCAGCCGTCCGTCTGGCTGCCAACTGCCAACTGAAAACTGCCAACTCCTCGGAGGCCGCGGCATGACAAACGCGGGATATAATTACGAAGCCACGCTCGGCCGCCCGACCCCCGAAGACATAAGAGGTTTCCTGCTCAACATTCAGGAAGCCGAAAGTGACGTCGGCGGTTATTTAGATAAGAAACAGAGAAACTACGAAGTCCGCCACGCCATCTGGTCCGGCCAATCCCCCGACGGACGCAAACATTCCTCCGCCCTGGCCAAGCAAGCCTTCCCCTGGGAAGGCGCCAGCGACGCCCGCGTCCGCCTCGCCGACCAAATCTGCAACGAGAACGTCGCCCTCCTCACCAACGCCTTCTTCCGGTCAAAGGTCCAACTCCAACCCATCGAGTCCAGCGACTACGCCGCCAAAGTCAGCGCCGAGACCGCGTTGAAATGGATGCTCTTCCAACACTGCGCCGACGACCTCCGCCGCGAAGTCGAACTCCTCGCGCAAATGCAAGAGCAATACGGCCTCGCCGTGATGGGGGTATTCTGGCGCCGCACCACCCGCACGGAGTCGAAGACCATCACCCTCGACCAACTCGCCGCCATGCTCGCCGAGACCGGCGACCCCATGATCCAGATCCTCCTCGAGAGCATCATGGACCCGCTCCAAGAGGAAGACGCCAAGCAAATGCTCGCCGACCTCATCGGCCCCGCCGCCGGCAAGCTCAGCTGCGTCCGCGACCTCCGCAACACCGGCGCTTGCACCTACGAAAATCCCTACCTCTTCGAGAACCGCCCCGAATTCGTCGCCCTCGAGCCCTGGGAAGACATCTACTTCCCCCCCCAAACCTCCGACCTCCAACGCGCACGCTACGTGTCCTGGCGCGAAATGGTCACCGAGACCGAACTGCGCGAACGCATCGTCACCGACGGCTACAGCGAAGACTTCGTCGAACAAGCCCTCCGCCACAAAGGCGCCTACCGCCGCCCGATCAGGAACTACTACCGGCAAGAGATCATCAACCTCGAAACCGAGCGCGAGATGATCGAGCTCTGGCACTACTACCAGAAGCAATTCAACAAGGACCAAACCACCCGCGTCCACTACACCGTCCTGCACGAATCCGTCGCCGAAGAAGTCGCCGTCAGCGAACTCTTGCCCTACGCGCACGGCGACTATCCCTTCGTCGAATTCGCCCGCGAACGCATCTCCCGCAACCTCCTCGAATCCCGCGGCGTCCCCGAGCTCCTCGAGAGCCAGCAGTATGAGATCAAGACCCAGCGCGATTTCCGCAGCGACCGCGCCGCCGTCGCCGTCCTCCCCCCCGTGCGCGTCCCCGCGAACCGCGGAAAACTAAACCTCATCTTCGGCCCCGGCGCCCAGATCCCGGAAAGACGCCCCAACGAATTCGGATGGATGGACCCCCCGCGATTCGACTCCGGCACCATCGAGATCGAAGCCGCCACCCGCCGCGACGTCGACGAATACTTCGGCCGCTTCAGCGCCAGCGTCCCGCAGCCGCTCACCATGTTGACCCAGCAAACCATGGTCGACCGTTGGCTCCGGAGCAGCAAAGCCGTCATCGCCCAAGCCTTCGCCCTGATGCAGCAATACGTCAGCGACACCGAGATCGCCCGAGTCGCCGGCGCTATGCCCGCCCCGTTCCAAGTCAGCCGCGAGCAGATCCAAGGCCGCTACGACCTAGTCGCCGAATTCGACGTCCGCGATTTGGACGCCGAAGTCCTCGGCAAAAAGCTCGAGTATATCGCCAAAGTCGCCGTCCCCCTCGACGTCGCCGGCGTTATTGATCGCGCCGGGTTAGTCAACTTCATCGTCGGGGCCGTAGACCCCAGCCTCGCGTCCATGATCGTGAGAAGCCAAGACGTCGCCACCGCCCAAGAAGCCGAAGACGAGCAACTCGCCCTCACCAAAATCAGCGCCGGCATCGAACCCCCATTACCCGAACAAGGCGTCAATCCGCAACTCCGCCTCCAAGTCCTCCAAAGCGCGATCCAAGCGAATCCCCAGCTCCAGCAACGCTACGCCGGAGACGAAATCTACAAAGGCATGGTGGACGCAAGAGCCCAAGCCCTGAACTTCCAAATGACCCAAATTCAAAACGCCCAAATCGGCCGCACCGGCGCCGTCCCCGCCCTGGCCGCCCAACCCCAATCCATGGGCGGAGCCTTCGCCGCCCGCGGCGCCACCGCCGGAGCCCAAGCCGCCTAACGCCTCCCGCTGACTACTGCCAACTGCCAACTGCCAACTTCCTCCGCTCATGAACCCCAACGTCAAAGTCCGCAACATCGCCGGTCTCAACATCCCCGAGCACGACCATTTCAAAGAGACCTACGTCGGCGGCGTGCCCTCGAGTGACGACGCCCGCCCCGAGACCATCACCTTTCGCCAAGGCGGCGCCACGGGTCCGATCGTCTGCAAGCTCACGATCACCTACGTCGGCAGCACCAACAACATCGACGAAGTCCTCCGCACCGACTCATGAGATTTCAAATTTCCAATCTGCAATCTGTAGCGGCGCCGTCCCCGGCGTCGGCCGTCCGCCTGGCTGCCAACTGCCACCTGCCACCTGCCAACTTCTTCTGATGGCCCTCAAGTTCAATCCATTTACGGGAACCTTCGACTTCACCGGCAGCGGTGGAGGCGGTGGCGGCTCTGCGTTCTTCGCAGGCGAAGTGGCAACCTATGCCGACCTCCCGCTCGACGGCACGGCCGCATTGGATAGCCGCTGGCTCGTCCGCTCGAACTCCGGCACCTGGCCCTTCAGCTCCTACAAACAAGCCGGCGTGTATGTGCGTAAAGCCATCGTCGGCGCCTCCCGCGACAACGACTACCAGCTCACCGACACGTCCTTCTTCGATGTGATGTCGGACGATAAGTTTTTGGTTTTCGACAACAGCGATGCGACCAAGGCGCTGGCCTTCAATGTCGGCGCCAACGTCCCCACGTCCAGCACCGTCACATTAACGGTCCCCGCCAGCTCCGGCACCATCGCCCTCACATCCCAGCTCGTAGACACGAAAATTTACACGTCCAACGACACTTGGACAAAACCCACCGGCGCCAAGCTCGTCCACGTCTTCATCGTCGGCGGCGGCGGCGGCG